CGACCGGCTGCCACACGAGTTCAGGCAACGGGTCGCCCCATTCATCACGGCCCTCAACGTACCGGCCGATTTCGATGCGATGGCGCATCGTGCTGACCTGAAATGCCATGACCGCACCTCCTTACGTGGCCGCCCTGTAATCAGTCGACAGGGAGAGGTGTGCCTTGAGCATATCATAGGCCGCCTGCAGCCGCTCCGCATTCGGGTGATCCCACTCGAACTGGACCCGGGAGTAGACGATGACAGCCCGCTTGATGAGTGGGTCGTTGGGGTCGTTGGCCTTCTCCTGGGACACGCCGCTCAAGACGAGATCCTGTCGGGCCGCATCAATCAGGTCGCTGATCTCCGTATCATGCTCTGTGCCATCGACCCGCAGGGCTGCCTTTACGTCATCGATTAGAGCCATCGTCCGTCACCTCAGCTAAAGTAAGTGCCGGGCACCAATCGGCACCCGGCGCCACGTCCTTACTCGTCGCCGTCCCCGTTCCCGTTTCAGTTCCCGTTTCCGTTTCCGTTCCCGTTCGGCGCGGCCTTCTTGATGAGCACAACGCCGTTCGGGTCGGCCAGCTGGCCATCGGCGATCATCGTGGCTTTGCTGATCCACTCGTCGGTGTTCTCGTCGAAGTAGCGACGATAGGTGATCCCCATGTTAGAGTTCACCATGTAGTCCTCCAACCGCACCAGGATCGCCACCACATCGTCCTCCTCAGCGGCGTCGATGGACGGCAGATACTCCTCCTCGATGGCGATGACCTCGCGGCCAAGTAGACGTTCCTCGATCGTGCCGTTCAGGCCATAGTTGACCCGGGCGATGGGCTGGCCGGCCGAGTCCACCATACCGACGATGTACTTGTTCCAGTCAGCGTCGTTCATGATGATGGCAACGCCGCTGCGGTAGCTGCGCGGCACCTTGCCGAGCAACTCGGTCCAGGTCTCGTACTTGCCGAAGTCAGCAGCGTCAACCTCCACAATCTGCTCCGGCGGAATGTTCGTGTCGTTTACGATGCCGAGCGGCTCGCCGTTTCCCTCGCCGACCAAGATCGCCTCATCAAGTGCCGCGACCATAGCCTCGGCGATGTTGTCGGCAATCGTCTGTTCGAAGATGGGCAGGGCTACCACCGACGCCACCAGTTCGACGGCCACACGGACCTGCAGCTTGTGGTAGCTGAAACTGATCGTGGCGTTGACCGTCTTCTTTTGCTTGTCCGCGACCTGGCCGGCGGCAAGCCAAACGGCCGTCGGCTTAACAGTCGAAACGGGGATCTCCAGGCCGCCCTGGACGCTGGTCTTAGTGACGCGCGACCAGATGCGACCAACCTCCTCCATCTTCTCCACGATCCGATTCAGAATCGTGGTCGGGATGACAGCGCCGATGTCGCCCAGGCCGGTCGTCCCGGTCGTCTCGTTGTCCCGGAATTCCAGGTGCTCGGATTTGACGCCCCGGGTGACGTAGTCCATGAACGCCCGGCGGTACTCCATGGTGTCGTACCGGTCGACGGCACGGGGCTCCACAGTGGCCTTCTGCACCGACGTGGAGTCGATCACCCGGACTTCTGGCGCTGTCCCGGCTTCGATGCTAGCCGCCACGTCCAGGCGCCGGCGCAACTCCTTCTCCTCGTCGTTCAGCGACTTGAGCTCCGTTTCCAATGCGTCCAGATCGGCCTTCTCGTCCGTCTCCAACAGTTTGCGGATCTCAGCCTTCCGGGCTTCGATCTCCTGCAGACGCTTCCGCAGGTTCATGGTCTCACGCTCCTTTACAGATAAGTCTGGATGATCAGCTTGCGGCGCCGCTTCGCAATCGCCTCCGCGACTCGGCGCTCGGCCTCCGCCTGCGCCATGAAGTAGTTCCGCGCGCTGATGTAGGTATCCTGGTACGCCGGGGTATCCACCGCCGAGACGTCCCAGATGCGTTTGAACCTCAAGATACGGCGAGTCCTGGCGTCGCGGTCATAGGAGTCCTCCGCGACCGTGAAAGCGAAGGACATCTTGTCGATGTCGCCGCGCCGGATCAGTTCGTAGAGATCCCGGCCCGCCGTGGTATTGGCAAGGTTCGCCCGGATAAGAAGACCCTGGTCGTCGGGGATCAACTCCAGAGTCTTGTTTCGAGTGCGGGCCATCACCATGACGCTGCTGCTGTGGTTGTACTTGAACGGCACGTCCTTCAGGTCTGCACCGTCCAGGGCGCCCCTTGCGATCACCTCGTAGTACTTGATCCCGTCGATCTCGTACATCACGGTCGGGCGCTCGTAAACGATGGCCCGACCCTCTATGATCATCTCCTGAGTGTCGCCGGCCGGCTCGATGGCCCGCAGCTCGGCCATGCGGATTTCCCGCTGGGGCCGCGCCGCCGCCCGCTCATCCCACTGGGCGAGGCAGACGGCGTACCGCTGCGACTCGTCCGGGAACTCCTCCTGCATGGTCTCATCGACCATGCAGCGGTCGATGAACTCGTCCTTCGTCTCGCCGTCATTCGGCTTAAGAATCGGCATCGGTCTCACCCCCTTCGACCGCCAGCCAACGCTTCTGCGGGGCGTTGATCATCAGCGTATTTCCAGCGCAATTTCGTACCATCACTGAGCCAACCGGCATACCGGTGAATACCTTTGCAACATTTGAGGATCACGGAATTTGTGATGCCGTATTTCTCTGCGGCATCCTTCGCGCACGCGAAGACTTCACCGGTGGTGACGCAGACAACCCGCTTGGCCCGCGGGTTGCTCCCACCTCGCATTTTGATGGAATGAATGGGCCTAGATTTTCCGAATAAAGGATGCCTTTCTCCGCTCACGGCTTCGCTTACTTTCCTGCGGAACTCTTCCGGCCATATCCTCCCCTTGTTGGGTGACGGCTTGCCCTTCCTCGCTTCGCTAAGCCTCCGACGCTGTTCGGCGGACATGGGCTTGCCGTAGTTTGGGTTGTTCGGGCCGGATAGGGCTTTGCGCAGCTTTTGCCTTATGGCTTCCTTGCGTTCTTCGGGAAGCCCATAGTAGCTATGCTGTCCCTTAGCGATGTTAAATCCATATCGGCGGTCGAGCGCCATATGTTGCTCGATCCAATACTCCTCCCGCTCATTGAGCAGCGCCGGATCCGCTGGCAATTCCTCCAGCACCTCGAAGGCGAAGGCGTCAGCACCATATTTATCCCATGCTCGCTGCAGGTGGAAACTGTGATGCTTGCCTCGCTCAAGCAAGCTTCTGTGCTCTGTCCAGCGGTGCCTGATGTCCAATGCCTGGCCTATGTAGACCTTGCCATTCCCCAGGCACCGGATCCTGTAGATCCCGCAGGTCGGCATAGCTAATCACCTCGCCTTACGTGTTGTCCGATTCCAGATCATCCAAGTCGTCGGTCTCGTCCACCGGCCGTGTGTCCAGCCTGCGAATCGGAATGTCCCCGCCAGGAACTGGCGGCAGATTGAAGACCTCCGCCAACTGGTTCGGGGTCATGATGCCGCGGTCAACAAGCTGGACGAGCCCCAGCTTCGTCGAAACCGAAGCATACTGCAGCCTGTTGGCCTCGAATATGATTTCGTTGCCGTGACCGATTTCCCGGTCGCTGAACAGCTTGGTCGTGAACTCCAGCGACATCTGGACGGCCAGCGGCTCGATGGTCGACTCATAAAATGCATTCCACTGGTCCTCGGTGTAGTTGCCCATGACGATTGTCTCGTTGACGCCGAAGTACCTGAACACGGCGTCCCGCAGCTCCTTCATCTGGGCCGCGTTGACCATCCGAGGCTCGGTGTTCAGCGGGATGTATTCGGCCTTCGCATCCAAGGCCGCAATCCCGCCGGCATTGGACACTGTTAGGTACTCTTTGACGAACCGCTCGCGCTGGGCTTCGATATCCGACTCCTTAAGCATGCCTTGGAACTTGAGGATGCCCCGGAGCGCAGCGCTCGTCTTTACCGCCTGCGCCAACCCTTCGTTAGTCGTATGGATGGCCGACAGCGTCGCGTTGATGGGCTGGTTGGGTGACCCAAGCAAATCGTTGTTATAGTAGTGCCGGCGCAAGTGGATCACGTCGTTGTATGGCAGCGTCGCCGTGCCGCCCTCCATGAAGTAGAACTTCACGTACAGCTCTCCGGCGCTGTCCTCCAGCAACTCTGCCGACACACAGTTGACCGGGTACACGGCCACCAACCGCCCAGCTTCCCAGACGGGGTAGGCCCAGGCATTGTTGTCCATCATCAGCGTGGTGACCAGCTTGTACAGCAGGTCGTAGGCCGACATCTTTGGGTTAGGCCGGAGCGACAGCACCCGCTCGATGTCGCTGTTCTTGACGTGGACGACCTCGCCGTTGACCCGGCGGATGTGTTTGGCCTTCAGCTTGGCCGCGTTGCGGGCGATGGCATCCACCGCAGCCCGGACAACGTCAGCCTCATACGGCCGCTCGCCCCAAGGCGTGAAAATGGGCGTGTAGCCGGCCATGACCTTCACCTGAGTGAGCCCGGTGCGGCGGCCAAGGAAGCGTCCAAATAGCCGCTGCAGCCAGTTGCGCTGTTCCACCGGATCACCTCCTTAGATGAGTGCCTTGTAGTCCTCTAACTTCCACTGGAGCACCGTGTACGCAATGCTAAGCGCCACCGCAGGATCTATGCGCTGGCGCTTGTTTTGGCCCTTGACGGGCCGGATGTTCTCGTTCTTGTCCACCTCAACCGCCATGTTCGTCAGCGCCCACTTGAGCAATGGGTTGTTGTTGTAGTTGATGCGCTTGGCCGCCAAATCAGCCTTGAGCAACTTCATAGGCGCCGACAGCGTCTTGGCCCCCATGATTACCGGCAGCAAGTTCACCTTGTTCTGGTAGCCCAGTCGGGTCTCCATGTCCTCGATCCAGGCCGGAGAGTTCCAGGAGTCATAGCCGACCCAATAGGTTGAAATGCCGTATTCGTCGCGAAGTCGCGCGAACCAGTCCGTGACGTACCGGTAATCAATCCGGTTGCCAGGGCAAGGTGTAATCAGGCCCCGCTCAACCCAGCGGTCATAAGGAACCTTGTCCTCCTTGGACCGCTGCTCGATGGTGTCGCCGGGCATAAAGCCTTGAACGAGCGCATAGAGCTGACCGTCAGGACGCATGACCAAGATGGCCGCGGCCGTTAGATCCGTAGTGGCCGACAGGTCGACGCCACCGATGGCGTAGGTGTCCCGCAACTCGTCCAGACTAAACGTTGCCTCGTTGTTAGCCTCCTCGAACGTGAGCCAGGTCCCAGCGCTGGTCTCACGGACGTTGAAATCCTTAGTAAGTACGGTCGGCAAGAAATTAGGATCGTTCTTCGCCCTCTCGACGTTGGCCGCCAGATCCTCGTAGTTCTTGATCGTTCCCAGGCCTGGATTCGCCTTCTCCCAAGCCCGAAAGTCGGTCCATTCACTGCGATCGTCTAGTTCGTAAATGAACGCTAGAAATCGCTCATCCTCAATAACGCCATCCAGCACTTTACAGGCATAGTCATAGATGTCGTCGTAAATGCATTCCCGGACGAAACCAGCCGTCGTGATCATCGCCAAAAGAGGCTGCGTCCGAGCCGCCATCGACTGCCGCATGACGTCATACAGGTTACGATCCTTGATGGCGTGCAGCTCGTCGATGACGACGCAGTGGCTATTCAAGCCGTCCAAACTATGCGACTCACTAGCAAGCGGCTCGAACTTCCCGAAGGCAACCGGGAAGTACAGGTCTGTCTTGCGCTTCTTCAGGTGCTTTCGCAGCGCCGGCGACTGGCTGACCATGTTGACGGCTTCCGTGAACACGATCCGGGCCTGGTCCCTCTTTGTCGCGACGCAGAAAACCTCAGCACCACCCTCGCCGTCGCCGACGAGCATATAAAGCCCGATGCCAGCCAGCAGCGTTGACT